GCGGCGAGGTCTTCCTCGCTCTTGCCGTCAGCGCGGGCGCCACCGAACAGCTCTCCACCGTCACCGCTTGACGGCTCGGCGGCGTCGCCGGTACCTTCCTCTTGCCGTCGCTCGGACTCTGGCTGCGCCTGCTTGGCTTTGCCGTTCGTCTTGAGCGTCGGCTTCTCCTGCTTCACCCGGATCGCCTCGCCACTGTCGCTCTTCGGCTCCTTCTCGGCGCGCAGCGTGATCGCCTTGCCGATCCATTCGGTGACCTCGGCGCCGTAGAGCGCCATGATCCGCTTGCCGTTCGTCTTGTTGCAGATCATCCCCTTCTCGATCTTGCGACCGTTCGGTGCCTTCAGCCACAGGAGCGGCTTGTTGTCCTTGCGGTTGCCTGCGCCGACGAGCTCGTGCCGCGGCTCGATCGCGTCGATGATGACCGTGACCTCCCTGCCTTGGAGATCGCCAGCCTTCAGGTACTTCGACGGGAACAGCAGATCGAAGTGGCGGAATCCGTCCAGACCGTCCTTGCTCATATCGCTTCGCCTCCAAAGGTGAGTTGCTCTTCCATCTCGGACATCGCGTACGCGGGCAGCACGAGCTCGACCTCCTCGCCGTTCGCACGCCCGGGCCAGACGCCGAGCTTCGCGCACTCGACGAGTCGGTCGAGCGCAGGCTCGATCTTCTCGCGCGCGGCGGCCTGCACTGCCTCGGGCACGGAGAAGACGACGACGTCGTACGGCCGCACGTTCTCGCACGTGGCGAGCTTGTAGGGCGGCATCCCCAGTCCAGCGGCGGCGGCCCCGTCGCAGTACCACGCGTCCTGGATGTGGTAGCCGAGCTTCGCGGCGTCGGCCCCGAACTTCCCCGGGTCCGGGTTGCGCGTCATCTTCAGGTCGAGGAGCACCGAGCAGAACTTGTCGAAGCGTGCGCGGCAGCGCAGTCCGGTGCGCGCGTGCGTCCAGAGAACGGTCAGCTCGTTGCGCCCGGTCTCGCGCAGGTAGCGGCTCGCGCACGGGTCGCGCAGGAAGGCGTCGCGGATCGAGAGCGCCGTTCGGTACTGCGCCTCGGTCAGGATGGTGCGCCCCTCGTTCGCCGCTCGGAAGTCGTCCCACTTGTTGCCGAAGCGGCGCCCGTTCTTCGCCGGCCAGAGCGCATACTCGATGAGGAAGCGGTCCATCTCGAGCGTCGCCGTGTGGCACGCGCGCCCGAGCCGGAACGTGTCGCGGTCGGGCTTCTCGATCTGCGTCAGGTCCCAGAGGTGCAGCGGGCTCACGAGCAGCGCGCGCACCATCGAGGAGCTGAGCTCGTCCCGATCGTGGTAGACCTCGGCCGGCTCGCCTTCGATGATCTCCGGCGCCATGTCCGGAGCGAACATCGGCGTCCACGCCTTCGGTAGAAGCGGTGCCTTGACGGACTGTGCGCGCGCCATGGTCAGAGGCCCTCCGCAAAGTTCAGCGCCGCGCACACTTCTTCGTGCTCCTCGATCCTGCGCATGAGCCCTTCGAGCGCGTTGCGCCGGCTCTTCCGCGTCGGGAAGAACGGGAACACGTGCAGCTTCGACGTGCCGACCAGGAAGAAGCGGTCGGCGCTGCGGCTGATGTGGAACGGTCGCCCGTTGCGTGTGAGCTTCATCGGCCACCCATCAGGGCCCAAGTCGTCACGATCAGAATCATCCCGAGCGTGATCCCGAGCGCGACCAGTCCGGCGCGCTGCTTGAGGCGCTCGCGGCGGCTCTGCTCGGCCTGGTAGCGGAGCAGCGCATCGCGGCGTGCCTGCTGTTCAGCCGCGGCGACGTCGTAGCCGTCGCGCTGCCACACGAGGCGGAGATGGAAGCTCATGGCTCGCTCCGCGAGTCTTCGTACGCCTGGTCGCGGGCCGCGCGCTCCGTCTCGATCTCCTCGCACTGCTCGCAGACCGGGCCGAGTCCGAGGCCGCGGCATTCCATCCGCGCGACGATCGGGGTCGACTGGCAGATGTGGCAGCAGCCCGCGCCCGAATCGTTCGCCGGCTCATGCGGGACGATGCCGAAGTGCGCGCTGAGCTTTCCGAGGAGAGCCGGGAGTTGGAATCGGATCGCGCTGCGACCGAGGCGCTTCTCCTGCATCGCCTTGGCGCGGAGGTAGATACCGAGCATGCGGGCGCACCGGTTCGCGTCGGCCAGGAACTCGACGTTGCCCGTCGTCAGGCGCAGACCGAGCAGCAGGCCCTGACGGATCTTGACGCTCTCGATCTTGGCGTCGAGGTCGTGGTCGGTGCAGCGCTCTGCGTCCCGGGCTACTCGGTTGCAGCCGAGGTGAGCGCAGGGTCGGAACGAGTGCGGGGCCAGGTCGGTGCTGTCTGGGTCGAACATGATTGCCTCCCGTTGTCAGTAACAGCACGTTACCAAACCAAAGGCGGGAGTGCAAGAGAAAAAGTAACATCGTGTTCTTTGGAATCAGCGCGTCCGCGGCTGATAATGGATTCCCGGGAGGTAGTCATGCGTCTGTCCGGAATTGCGCTGCTCGTTGTCGCCTGTGGGCCTTTACTGGACGAGGGTGACTATGATGTAGCGTTTACGACCCAGCGCGATTCATGCGGTGCGCCGGCGCCCGAACCGGCGATTTGGCGCATGTCTGAGGCCGGTGGGGCGTGGTCCCTCACGAACACGCGCAACGACTTCACCGCCACCGGGCGCGAGGCCGACGATCGCCTGAAATTCGACACGACCCAATATCAGACGAACGGGGCCGGGTGCCGTCTACGCGGCGACTACTCGATCGACCTGGATCCGGCCGGAGACGCCTTCGGTGGTGACATGCAGATTACGATCACGGCCGAGTGCGATGGGTCGATGTGTTCCGCGTCGTTTCTCTGCGATGGGGAGAAGCGCTAGTCGATCTTCTTCATCGCGCGGTAGGCATCGAGCGCTAGAAGGTAGGCCCGCGCCGTCATCGACCGGCCTTCGGGCGCCTCCAGGTTTTCCAGAAACTCGAGTTCGTCGGGCTGGACCTCGCCGGTTACCGCTTCGCTGGCTTCGAGCATCTTGTTGAGCTCGGGGTTGCGCGGCTGCTTCTCCTCACCGCGCTTTAGAAGGTCGTCAACGCTCACTTTTAACACCCGCGCCACGGCTCGGAGCGTGGCCGCACGACCTGACCCGCGTTTGAGCAGCATTTTCACCGAAGAGATCCCGGCCTCGTGGGCTAGCTCGTCCTGCGTCAGACCGAGAGTATCCATCCGGTCTCTGACATTTCGACGAAGGGCCGCGCGCTCGGCGGGGCTCAGGTTGGTCGTGTTGTCCACCGAGCAAACGTAGCGGGCCGCGACAGGACGAGCAGCCAACAGCGTGTTACTTTTTACGCTTGCGCCCAAACGCGCAGGATGGTAACACGATGTTACTCACGCACAAGGGAAAAAATGAGCGCGCTCGGCAGGAACGTTAAACGCTTACGAACCCGAGCGGGGCTGACCCCTGCTGAGCTGTCGCGCAGAGCCGGGATTGCGTCGGTCCGCATGGTCGAGCGCAGAAGCGCGGCGCGGCTCGAGACGATCGAGAAACTGGCCGAGGCTCTTGGCTGCACCGTCTCCGACCTACTCAGCGAGCCGCGGCGGGCCAAGAGGGTCCGCCCGTGAATCCCGAGCATCTCGACCGCCCCCTCCGCGAGTCCTTCGCGAGGGCCCTCGTGCTCATCGACTGCCTCGCTCCCGCCATCAAGGCGCGTGAGCCGAGGCCGATCGCGTTGCTGTTGCCGAAGCCGTTAGTGCGAGAGGCGCGGCCGTCGTGAGTCGTCACCTCCTCATCGCCGCCCTGGTCACGATCCTCGGCTTCGCGTGCGGGGTGATCGTCGCGTACTACGACGACTGCCCGAGCTCTGACCCGGAGTGCGAGGTCGCGGCGCCATGACCTGGTCCACCTCCGAAGTCGCGGCGATGTCGATCGGGTTCTTTCTCGCCGGGTCCGTCATGACGGTCTGGGTGATCGTGATGCTGAGGTCAAGACCGTGAGCTTCCCGACTCCGTCACCGCTACCAAAGCAGCTCGAGCTTCGTCGCGTGACCGTCTGCGCGTGCGTCGAGGGCGGCCCGGTGCACGCGATGGGGATGTGCCGCGCTTGCTACGGGTGGTGGCGCAGGCACGGCGAAGAGATCGTCTCGCGCCGCCTTCGAGAGTCACTAAACCGCCAGAGCTCGCCGCAGTCCGGGATGGTCCGGGCTGATGTGCTCGCCGAGGCAAATGACGTCCAGCTGGGACGAATAGAAGCGGGGCGGCATGGCCGCGTCAGTACGTATCGAGGATGAGGCGTTCGGCGATCGCCGCTACGACCTGCTTGCCAGCCTCACAGGGCTACCTGATGCCGACTGCGCGCGCGGTAAGATGGCGGCACTCTGGCGTCAGTGCACGGCGCAGCAGGTGTATGTGCTTTCGTGCGCGATGGTCGACACGATTCTCGGTCCGCGCGGGTCGGATCACATCGTTTCTGCTGAGCTTGGCGAGAAGATCGAAGCCGGTATCCGCATCCGTGGAACGAAAGGCCGTATCGAGTGGCTCGCAAGGCTCCGTAAGAACGGGAGAAAAGGCGGCCGTAGAGCCGGAACCAAGAGCTTAGCATCTGGTTCGGAAAAACACGCCGCGGCACAACCAGAAGCTAACCCTCCTGCTCCTGCTCCTGCTCCTGCTCCTGCTCCTGCTCCTGCTCCTGCTCAGGATCTTGATCTAAATACAAACAACACAGGTCAACCCGTCGCGCTCGTGCCGACTCGCGACAATGCCGGGCTGAAGCCCGGCGGCTCTGCTCAGATCCAAACCGTTTGGCAGAAGTACCGCGAGCACCACCCGTCGTGTCCCGGAGTCCTGAAGCAAGGGCGCAAGGAGTATCGCCTAGCTGGTGACAGGCTCAAGGACTTCACGGTCGAGCAACTGTGCAAGGCGATCGACGGCTACCACCGCTCACCGTTCCACCAGGGTGAGAACGACCGAGGCGCGAAGTACCTCGGCTTCGAGCTGATCATGCGCGACCTCGACCACGTGCGGAAAGGGATCGAGATGGCCGACGATCCGACGCTCGGTCAGCCGCGCGTGATCACGAAGCGAGGCAAGGAACTGCAGTCGATCGTCAACGCGCCGCTGGACACTTTCGAGGGCCTCGGGTGATGGACGAACAAGAATTTCAGCGCGTGTTCACGAACGCGACGAGCCTATACGCAAACCCAGGCGTTCACGAGGGCAGCGCGTCGGCGTACTGGCAGCACCTGAAACGCTACCCGACGACAGCGGTCAAGGCAGGCTTCGGTCGGGCGGTGAAGAGCTCGCCGGATTTCTTCCCGAGCGCTGAGCGGGTACGCGAGTGCGCCGAGGCAGCGGCCAAGACAGCGTCGCTCGTGAAGCCGGACTACACGCGGCCTGCGCTACCTGAGCGGCGCGAGTTCGTCCCGGCGATCGGAGCCGGTCACGAAGCGTGGGTAAACGAGGGCACGAACGCGCTCGAGCGATTGGGGCGAACATGGCAGGTGGAGAGCAAGCACGAGGGGTGGGATCACGGCAAACCGATGTCCGAAGAGCGTGGGCAGCAAAGGTTCAAAGAGTTCTGGGCGGCGTGGGCGAAGACGGAGCAGGAGGCGAAGGAGAAGAGAGCCGCCTCGAGGACTGCGCCTACGAGTGGCACGCGCCAGGCGGTCAGTGCTTCGCCGTCGACCGGCAATGGATCGAGCGCGTCGCCGCAGTCGAGCGCGAGCTCGGGGGCAAGGCGATCGCATGGCGCAGGCTGCGTGTGTGAGGCCTGCTTCGCGGCGCTCATGAGGCAGACGCGATGAAGTCCTACACCCGCAACCCAACGCCGCTTGAGCACGACGAGCAGGTCACCGTGGTCCAGTGGCTCGAGTGGCAGCAAATCCCGTTCTTCGCCGTGCCCAACGGGGCCCGCGTCAGACCGAGCCAGGCCCGCAAGCTCAAGGCCGAGGGTATGCGCGCCGGCGTACCCGACCTGTGGCTCCCTGTGCATCGCATCGTGATCGAGATGAAGCGGCGCGATGCGGTGCCGAGTGACACATCGCCCGAGCAGCGCGCCTGGCTCGAGAAGCTCAAGACCGCCGGATGGGATGTCGCCGTGTGCCACGGGGCCGATGTCGCCATCGACTGGCTTCGGTCGCTCGGCGTCGAGCGATACGGTCACCGGGATGAGCGTCCGCCAAGAGCCGAGGACTACATGCGAACGGGTGAGAGCAATGGCGCCGCGATTGGACGCGGGGCGAGACGAGCGCCGAGCCTCGTGCGAGCGAAACGATGACGCCAGTCCGGCTCGACTCTGGGACGGTGCATCTACGCGATGGTGATACGACCGCCTGCGGACTGCCAGCGAGCTACGCAATCGAGGCGCACGAGCGCGGGAAGACCGGGCGCTGCGCGCGATGCCTGCGCGTGGCTTCGATCCGCGGGACCCTCACCGATGCGTGGCTGAGCAAGAAACCGGTCAACCGGATGGCGCTGCTCAGGGAGCTTGCTGACTTGAGGAGCAAGTGATGAAAAAGCATTTAGCGCTGTACGGCAACGCAAAGATAACCAGGGGTTGGTGCTACGTGTGCCGTCGGTACGCCTTCGTTGTAGATGGCGCCATTCAGTGCTGCGATCGACCCGTCGATGACCAGGCGCCGACTAGGGCCAGGAGGATGAGCGAACCGCTCCAATCCAGAAAGCTACCTCCGCCCAAATGGCGCGCATGGAGGATGGAGCAGCAGGGGTTCAGGTGTTTCTACTGCGATCGGGCGTTCGATTCGTCTGTGGTCACCATGAGCGGAGGCAGGGTGAAGAAGAGGAGGCTGATGGCGGTTTGGGATCACATGACCCCGTTCAAGTATTCTCAGGACAACCGCGACCACAACTTTGTCGCAGCGTGTTGTTTATGTAACGGAATCAAGCGCGACAAGATTTTCCAGACGATCGAGGAGGCGCGCTTGTTCCTGGCGGCGCGGTGGGCTGAAATCCTAGTGACAGAGGCGGCTTTAGCGTAGTACCATGCATGGTATCGCAGCGTAGGGCGAAAACCCCATGTCGGTAGTCTCAGCACTTCTCCCACTCGAGCGCACCCGATGGTACCGGGACAAGGACGGCAACCTCTCGACGTCCAAGCGCTTCGACGAAATCGTAGGCTTGTCGCTCGACTTCACGGACCATCTTGCGTCGGCCGAGACGGTGAGCAGTGTGTCAACCGTGCCACACGGGGTGACCATCAGCGGTGCGAGCCTTGCCACGCCGGTTTGGACCGCGAACGTGACTGGCGTAGGGTATCTGGAGTGGACGGCGACGCTCAGCACCGGACGCGTGTTGCAGAGCTTGGTTTGCTTCTACGGGACGGACGAGGCGCTGTTGAGCGATTACCGCTGAGAACAGGATTGCTGAATGGCATTCAGTAAAGGTCAGAGCGGCAACCCAGGTGGTCGGCCCAAGGCTGTCGTCGGCGTGGCCATGGTGGCGCGTGAGAACTGCCCGCGCGCCATCGAGCGTCTCGCCGAGCTCATGGATAGCGACGACGAGCGCGTTGCCGTGGCCGCATGCAACGCGGTGCTCGACAGGGGCTTGGGAAAGCCGGCGCAGTCTATACGCAAGACCGTGACCCACGTCCGCAAAAACCCGCGCGAGTTGTCGCTCGAGGAACTCGAGAAGCGCCTGGCAGAGCTGAGTGCGCAGGAGCCGGCACCCCATTGACGCCGAAGCGATCAAGGAAGAAATCCGCGCGCGCGTCCACGCGGCGCACGGCCTCCTCTCGTTCGCGAGGTACACGCACCCGAGCTGGCAAGCAGGGCCGCACCACGAAGCAATCTGCGACCTGCTTGAGCGAGTCGAGTCTGGACGAGTGCATCGGGCGATTATTGAAGCGCCTCCACGACACGGAAAGTCTGAGCTCGTTTCTCGTCGTTTCCCCGCATGGTACTTGGGTCGAAACCCCGAGCGCGAGGTCATCTCGACCGCGTACGGTGCCGACCTCGCGATAGACGAATACGGGCGCAAGGTCCGCAACATCGTCCGCGACCCAGCGTTCGGGAACGTCTTCCCCAACGTCGAGCTCGCCGAAGACTCGCAAGCCGCCGGCCGCTGGAACACGAACAAGGGCGGCGGCTACCTCGCAGCCGGCGTAGGCGGAGGCATCACGGGACGCGGCGCGCACCTGTTCCTCGTCGATGACCCATTCAAGGGCCGCGCCGAGGCCGACAGCGAGCGCGAGCGCGCCATGGTGTGGAGCTGGTACGACTCCGAGGTGAAGACGCGTCTTGCTCCGGGCGGCGCCATCGTCATCGTCAACACGCGCTGGCACGAGGAAGACCTCGCCGGCATGGTGTTGAAGCATCACGGCGACGAGGGCTGGGAAGTGCTGAAGCTCCCCGCCATCGCGAACGAGGGTACCAAGAACGAGGCCGCGTTGTGGCCCGAGCGCTTCGACCTTGAATATTTATGCGCGCTCCGCTCGAGCTACATGAAGTCTCACCCGCGCGAATGGCACGCGCTCTACCAGCAGTCGCCGCGGTCCGAGACGGGCACCTACATCAAGCGCGAGTGGTTCCAGCAGCGCTACGACAAGGCGCCAAAGACGAACGTATACATCGCCAGCGACTTCGCCATCACAGAGGCGGAGGAGGGCTCGGACCCGGACTACACCGAGCACGGCGTGTTCGGGCTTGGCGCCGATGACAAGCTCTACGTGCTCGATTGGTGGAGCGGGCAGAAGACCACGGACGTGTGGGTCGAGGAACTGTTGCGGCTCGTGCAGAAGTGGAAGCCGCTCTGCTGGTTCGGTGAGGGCGGCGTCGTCGGTAAGGCGGTCGAGCCACTCATGGTGCGGATGATGCGCGAGCGGCGGATCTACTGCCGCACCGAGAGACTGTCACCCATCCACGATAAGGCGACCCGCGGGCGTGCGTTTCAGGGCAGAGCGCACGCTGGGCACGTGCTGTTCCCGGGCGGGCAGGAGTGGGCCGAGCGCGTCATTAACCAGTGCGTCGCGTTCCCTGGCGGGGCGCATGACGATGCGTTCGACGTCATGGCGTGGATGGGGCTTGCGATCGACCAGGCGCACCCGGCGATTGCGCGGCCTGCACCGAAGCCGGCCAAGCGACGCGACTACGCTGAGCCGCCAGTCGCCAACACTTTCAAAATCGTGTAGGGAGGAACCATGAACGGTAAAGGCTCATCCCCGCGCCCGATGACCGTGTCGCGCGAGGAGTTTCGGGAGAGATGGGAGGAGACGTTTCAGCGATCGCCGAGCCGTAGCTCGCGCCGAACGGCCTCAACGCGCTCGCGGGTGACCGGGGGCGAGCATGGCGGCGAGCACTCCAGCCAGACGCACGGCCGGTAGTTGGCCAGGCCGTAGCCAGACAACCTCGTCCGCCCCGGTTTGCAGCGCCGGCCGCAACGGTTGCAGGTCAACGCCCGCTCATCGGCCGCGTCAGCCTGTCCTGATGCGTGATCATCCGCGCCGCGATGATGCACGCCGACACGAGCCGCCCCGGGATGTTGGTCTCACCGGCCTTCCCGTCCGACACGCGCTTGCCGACGACGCGGAACATGTTGGTGTGCGGGTTGTAGCCGAGAATGCGACCGACGCCGAAGCCGGTATCCCAGCCGACAGCCGCAACGCCTAGCTCGGCCTCGTACAGCGATAGGTCAGCCTCGGTCATGCGGATACCAGGCCCGGGGCCAGCCCACGCCTTGGCCCGCGCCGTGTCGAAGTAGCGCCGCCCGTCCAGGTGTGTCGCCCACCGGTCACGCTCCGGCTTATAGAGGCGGTTGTTCCGACGCCCAACGCGGGCCTCTTTGATAATGGCGACCATCACACTCCTCCAGGCGGACCCATGCCGCCGCTGAACGCACCGCTCATCTTCTCGCCAGCGCTCGCAGCGTGGAGCATCGACTGCGCCTTGCTCTGCTCGATGTCGGCCTGGGCTTTCGGCCCGGTCGTCTGCGCCTTCGCCATGCTCTCCGCGGCCCTCGCCTTGTTGAGCTGGGCCATGGACTGCGTCACGTCGAGCTGAGCTTTCGCGCCGGCCATCTGCATCTGCTGTTGCATCTGCTGCTGTTGGGCCTGTTGCGGGTTCGGCGGCTTGTCCATCTCTTTGAGGATCTCGCGCTTGTCGCGGAAGGCGGACAGCTTGATCAGCGTCTTCACGAGCAGGCCGGCGAGGTCCGGGCGGGCCTGCAACGTCGGCGCGAACAGCTCGGACAGCTTCGCGAACTCCTCATCCTCGAGGACCGCGGTCTCGGGCGCTTCGGTGATGGTGATGTCGACCATTGCCTCGGCGACATCGTTCTCGATGATCTGAACCTGCATCGCCGGGTCCTGAGCGATCATCGCGAGCATGTGCTGCTCGCCGCCGGGCGGTGGCTGACCCATCATCATCGCCTGCTCCGACATGAACTGGTGCATCTGCTGGACGCGTTGCATGATGCTTTGCGCGTCCTGGGCCGCTGCGGTCTGGAACGCGACCGGCATCGGCACGCCCTTCTGGAGGAGCTCCTGCATGCGCTGGGTGCGCGTCAGGCGGCGGTTCAGACCGACCCAGCGGTAACCGGCGGTCTCCTCCTCGTCGGTGACACGCAGCCACAGTTCATCCGTCCAGAACTGCTTGATGCAGCCGTAGATGTGCCAGTAGGTGTTGAGGCGCCACTTGCCGAAGATCTCGAAGACGGGGCCGTTCGCTCGCGCCGCGCTCTTCTGGCGAGCCATGAACGCACGGCCCGATGCACCCTGGGGCAGGTCGGGCAGGTTGGCCGAGGCGGGACCGACGCCATCGAGCGCCTGCTTTGCCTCCTGTAGCATCGCGACCTGGCCGTTGGTCATGTCGGCGCCGGTGTTGATCTGGATACGCCCTTCCTGGAGCGCTCCGGGACTGACCTTCACCGCGCCGTCGGGCCTCGCGAGCTCCTCGAGGGCGTTGTTGATGTCCTCGACTGAGCCGTCCTCGTAGACGACCTGGCGCGTGTTCGTCTGGTGCAGCCACTTCGAATAGCGCTTGTTCACCTCGTCCTGGGGCGAGATCATGTCCCGCACCGGTCCGTGCGCCATGTTGTCGTCATCGACATAGCAGCGGATGGCGACGATCGGGCACCATGGCCGTCCCGTGCGCGGGTCGAGGTAGGCCGAGGGTGCAAACTCGCTCAGCTCGATCGAGTCGGTGAAGTCGCTGCGGTACCAGTCCTTGCCGACCCGCTCGTACATCTCGCAGATCTTGACCCGCTTGCGCTTGCCGTCGAACCAGAACTTCGGCCGGTCATCGGTCGTGTCGTCGCCTACGCCGAAGTGGCGCTCGCAACCCTTCTCGAGCTCGGCGGCCTTGTCGGGGTAGATCTCAAGCGCGTCGTCGAGATCGAACCACTGGATGTTCGCGATCCACTTCGCATCGGAGCAGTCGCGGCGATGCGCCTTCGGGTCGATCGCGAGCTGCTTCCACGGGATATGCAGCGCGGTGCAGCGGTAGCCGTCGTCGCTGTCGCTCTGGATGATGCTGCCGCCGTAACCCGCGTTGAGCAGGTCGAGCATCACGTCGCCGCCGATCTCGTCGAGCTGCTGGTCCTCCTCGACGAACCGGAGCGCATCCGTCATCGCCCTGGCGCTGTCCTCGTGCTTCGGAGTGCGCGGCTTGGCTACCGGGTCAACGCGCTTGTCGATCTCCTCGCCGCGGATCGAGTTGACCTTCCCGCGGATGAGGTTGCGGACGGTGGGCGGCTGCTTGCGCTTGTTGAGCGCTCGCAGTTCCTCCGCGGTGTACTGCTTGCCATAGTAGTACTGCTCGTCTCGGAGGCTCTCCTGTCGTGCATCGGCAGTCGACGCCATCCAGTCGTCAATACGGTCCACGCGCGAGGACAGAGATGGAGCCTCGACGGCCTCAACCTCGACTTCGACCACCGCGACGGGAGCCGCGTCAGCCATGGGTTACTGCGGGCCGCAGTAGTAGTTGACGAGCTTGACGTCCGGAGCCGACGCGCCCGAGGCCCCGATGATGATGGTCGGGACAACGACCGTCGCCGCGGTGAACGTGAACGCTACCGCACTCGCGTCGGTCGCGAGGGCAGCGTAAGCAGCAACCACAGCCGCCTGCATCTGGGCCGCCGTGGAGCCGGCCGGGGTTGTCGTCGCGAGCTTGTAGGTCACGACGCCGCCGGCGGACACGTTGACCTCGATGGCCAGAATGTCGCCGTTGGCCGCCGCTGCATGAGCGAGGGCGGTCGAAACGTCGACGTTCGCCTTGCTCGTCTCGGTGGACAGCGCCCCGGCGTTGTCCTTGATGCCGATGCACGCCTTTTCCGGGTAGGCGGTCTGAAACTCGGCGAGCGTGCTGGCCGTTACGTATGCCCCGAGCACACGGAAACCGGCCATGAGGTGGGTAATGTTCGCGCGGGTCGTGACGAGGAAAGCGCACCGGAGCTTGAACGCCGCAGACGTTCCGGTCAGATACGAGCGGGCCGAGCCGAGCACGATGCCCTGCGTGATCTCGAGACTGTCGGTCGCTGTATTGTCGAGAGTGAGCAGCCAACCGGTGGTGCTCGGGGTGAGCCCGTTGGCGGCAAGAAGCGTGTCCGCGCCGAGCGCGCCGACACCCTGGGCGAGCTCGAAGTAGTGCTCCGGGCTGCCGACCCAGAAGAAGTCCTGCTGTGCATTCGCCGCGGTCTTGATGGCACCGGTCGTCTTGGCGAAAAGCGGGACCTCGCGCTCCTGGGTGAAGTCGATCGAGGTGGCGTTGCTGATCGCCGAGGCCATCGACACCCATGATGGGACGAGCCCGTCCGTGGTGGCCAGGACAGTGTTCGCGGCGCCGATGCCCAGGCGCGCCAGCGTCGAGGCCGTGGCCTTGTAGATCAGGTCGCCCGCGGCCTGGCTGGCCTGGGTGATGTTGATCAGGGCCGTCAGCCCGGCCGAAGACAGCGTGATGTCACCCGTGACCGCCTGCGAAACGACGTCCGTGCCGTCGCCCATGACGATCTGGCCGGCGGCCTTAGCTGCGAATCGTTCGAGCGCGGATGTTCCGCGCCTGAGCAGATCGCCGCGGACGTTGTTGGCCACCTCGAGGTCGGCCGTGATGCCGGTCGCGTCGGCCCGAGCGACAACCGAGTCGGCGATCACCAAGGCGAGCTGGCTGGCTGTCTTGTCCCAGTAGACGCCGTACGACTGGCCGTAGACGGTCCCGCCGGTGGCCCTTACGTAGCGATCAGGATTCAGCGCCATGCGTCGTTACTCCGGGCAAATGCAGTCGTAGTCGCCGATCGCGTCGTGCTGGCAGATCTCATCGCGCGCATCGCACGGCGGCGCCGGGACAGGCGGGCGTGTCTTCGGGCCACAGCAGTACACGGCGACCCCTAGACCGGCGGCGAGCACGATCGTGGTGATGAAGCGGACCATCGCGGTTACTCGCGCTGCCAGGCGCAGCGGATACGGTCGACGAGCAAGTCGGGGGTGGTGGTGCCGCTCGTCTTCTCGATGTGGACGGCGGGCTGGATCGCCTTGTCGAGGCCGATCGAGAAAGTCGTATTGGGCAGGTAGCGGGTCCATGCCGCGCCCGTGGTCGTGCGGATGAAGAAGCAAACGTTGGTCGGCGAGCAGTAATCGCCCGGGTCGTTCGTGCCGTTGTGCATCGAGTTCATCGAGACCATGTATTCGTACATGGTGCCGGCAACCATGTCCGCGGTGGTGTCGGTGGCGTTGACGTCGGTGGAGTTGTCGTCGGACATCGCGTCGATGTTCAGGTCGGCGCCGGCGACACTGAACCCCGCGTTGACGGTAGTCGAGTCGATCAAGTCGTTCTGGGCGCTCGTGAAGCCCCAAAACAGGGTGTCGGCTGCGGCTGGCGCGACCTGGGCGGTGAGCCGGAACACGCAAAACGGCTCGGTGTCGCTGTCGATACTGAGGTAGTTGCCGAAATTCACGTCGCAGTCGCCGACCTCGCTGCCGTTGTCGAGCAGGAGCTCCATGGCGCCGTTGTCGTAATCGTCCTTCGCCGCCGGGCACCCAGCGGTCGCTGTGTCGTCACCATTCCACGGGCCCTGGGCGAGGTCGTTGGTATCGATGTCCGGGAGCACGGTCAGCCCGAGGAAGTCCTCGTCGATCGAGACATACAGCGAGGAGTTGAACATCGCGTCAATCTCGCTATTCGTGACGAGCCCGGCCCCCTTGTTGTCGACGTCGAAGCCGATACCGTCACTGCGGCCAGAAAACGGGCCCTTGTTGCCCATCCGGTACTCGTTCTGGATGTCGGTCGAGCCAGCCGCGGACGCCTCGGTCCGGGTGCATGCCGCCAGAGCCAGCACAGCGAAGAGGAAGATCGAGGTGTTTCGCATCTAAGACAGTCTCCTTGTCCTGATATCGAGACACCACTACGCCCGTTTTGACAAAATGTCAAAGATTGTTTGACAAAATGTCAAAACTGGGTGTAACCTCCTCACCGCATGAGCGAGACGCCCATCGGAACCCCCGTCCAGCACCAAGAAGGTGCCGGCGCTAGCGCTAAGCCGGAGACCGGCGCGGCTGCGAGCGATACCCAGGCCAGAACCACCCAGTCGAGCGAGACGCAGGCTGGCGGGCAGACTGAACCGGCGGAAGATCCGATTGCAGGGCTGAAAAGCGCCCTAGGGAAAGAGCGCGAGCGGGCCGGGCGGCTCGAAAAAGAGACCAAGGCGGAGAAGCGCGAGCGTCAGAAGCTGGCGATGCAGCTCCAGCAGATGACGAGCGAGCTCGCCACCCTACGGACGGCCTCTCAGCAGGTCGATCCGAAGGCGCTGGCGGACAAGTTCTACAGCGGGCCGGAGACGTTCGTCACCGAGCAGGTATCGTCCGTCAAGCAGGAGATCTTCAAGACCCAGATGATCGAGCGCGTCGAGACCAGCAAGGAGCTCGCGCGCGATCGCTACGAAGACTTCGACGAGGTTGAGGCCGCGTTCCTCGAGGCGGCGCAGAAAGACGCCTCGCTGTGGAACGGGGTCAACGAGAGCCGCTTACCGGCTCTGCTCGTCTACAAGAGGGGCAAGAAGCTCCTCGAATCCTCGGGCGCTCCAGCCGCCGAGGACCGAATCGCAAAGCTCGAGGCGGAGATCGCCTCTCTCAGGGCCGGCCGTGATGGCGGGCAAACCACTACGGAGACCGAGACGGTTACCGCGGCGGCGCAGAAGCCATCCATCCAGAAATCCAACGTCGGCGCTCGCGGAACGAGTGTCGGCAAAACCACCACGTGGGCCGGGCCGACTCCAGACGAAAAGATCTGGGGGCGTCAGCGGGCTGCGCGGTGACGTAACGGAGTTACGCCGTGCCCGATACCTCAATCGCGACAGCGAACCAGCTCGCACAGTGGGCTGACGAGCATCTCGTCGAGTACGTCCGGATGAACCCGTTGAACGACCTCGCGGGCACCGATGACGGCTCGATCATCCACGTCAAGACGGACCTCTCGAAGTCGCGAGGCACGTCGATCACGTTCCAGCTCGTGGGTCGTCTGAACGGCGCCGGCGTCACCGACGACGCGCAGTTGATGGACAACGAAGAGCAGCTCGACACCTACGGCTATGCTGTCACGGTGCACCAGCTCCGCAACGGCGTGCGCCGGGGCGAGTACGAGCAGCAGAAGTCGAACATCGAAGTCCTGAACGCGGCGAAGACCGTGCTCCGGATGTGGTGGGCCGACCAGGACCGCGACCTCTGGATCGCGCGCATGCTGTCGCCGAACGTCGACGGCGTCACGACCTACGCCAACTCGACCGAGACCCAGAAAGACACCTGGCTCTCGACCAACAACCCGAGCACGGCGAACCAGCGCATCCTCGTGGGGGCGGCGAAGGTCAGCACGGTCAGCGGCGACCACAGTACCTCGCTGGCTCTCATCGACGGCTCGGCCGATGACCTGCACCCGGACATCGTCTCGCTGGGCAAGCGCCTGGTGAAGACGTGCGACCCGCATATCCGCCCGTACAAGATCAAGGATGGCGGCGAGGAATGGTACGTGCTGCTCGCCGGCTCGATCGCCTTCCGCGACCTGGCCGCGAACATGAGCACGATCCATCAGAACGCGGCACCGCGCTCGATGGACGAGAACCCGCTCTTCCGTGACCGCGACCTTGTCTATGACGGCGTCATCATCAAGGAGGTCCCGGAGATGTCGCGCGAGCACACCTCCGGCGGCGCTCTCATCTCGAACGTCGGCGACAGTGGCACGACCGAGGTTGAGGCGACGTTCCTGCTCGGAGCTCAGGCCGTGTGCCACGCGGTGGCGCAGAAGCCGGCCGTGCGCACGGATGACTTCGACTACGGCAATCTGAGCGGCGTGGCGGTCACGATGACCCGCGGCGCCGGCAAGGCGACCTTCAACAACAGCATCCAGCACGGCATGGCGACGGTCTACGTCTCCGCCGTCGGGGACTAAGCGATGAGGACCGCGAATCAGAAGGACAGGTTGGCCAAGCTCAAGCAGGGCGAGGGCGTCTTCGTCTACGCCGGAGGCGCCTTCGACACCGAGGCGATCCCGGGCGTGCCGCTCATCGGCAAGGACGGCAACCAGGTGCGCACGGTGCCGATCATCGAGGTCGAGCAGGAGGACGGCACCAAGGTCCAGGTCGCCGACCCGAAGGCCGGCAACAAGGGCGTCCTGGTCTGGAAGCGGGCGCCGCAGTTCAAGCGAACGGAGATCGCCGTCTTCAGGCTGCCCATCGCAGGCGTGTTCGGCGAGTACGACGAGTCCAGCAAGAGCTACATCGTGAAGCCGGATGTGCACGGCGAGGTCAAGCCGCTCTTCTTGGAGTTCAAGAAGGGCGACCCGGTCTTTGTCGGCGATCCGCGCCAAGCGCTGAAGCTCCGCTGCCTCAAGTGCTTCAAGGAAGTCGAAGACGTCTCGAAGCCGGCGGCGCCGGTCGAGTCCAAACCGAAGGCCAAGGGCGAGAAGTCCGCGGCGGTCTAACCCTGGAGGCAGCCGGTGGCGACGATTTCCAAGGCGACACTGGCCACCCGCGTGCTCCAGCGCCTCGCCATCATACCGGCGGGGGAATCCCCGTCCGCGGATGACGATGCGCTCGTGCAGGCGAAGATTGACACCGCTTGGTCAAAGCTCCGCGGGCTAGGGGTCCTGACCTTCACATCGTCGACGCTGGCCACGGCCATCCCGGAATGGGCCCAGGACGAGCTCGAGCGCTACGTCGCGGCTGAAGTGGCGCCGCACTTCGGCAAGCAGGTCAACAAGGACGCGGAGCAGTTCGCCGCGGAGAAGGAGCTGCGCCGGCAATCCGCCAGCCACAGGCATCAGGTGCGCGTCACGCCGGACTACTTCTAATGGAGCGCTGGGTCGACATTCCGCTCGGGACGCGGACTTACCAGCCTAGGTCCGGGACGCAATCGGTGGCCCGGCTGGTAAACCTCTATGCAGAGCCGAGCGAAGAGGGCGGGAAGACGCCGGCAACGCTCTACGGCGATCCCGGTCTCGTCTCGTTCGCAACGGTGGGCACGGGTCCGATCCGCGGGTTGTGGCGCGCTTTCGGCTACATCTGGGTCGTCTCCGGGCAAGAGCTCTACGCGGTCAGCGAATCCAGTAGCGCCTCCAGCCTCATCGGCGACATCGCCGGGCTGCAGCCGGTCCGGATGACGAACAACCTGACCCACATCGGCATTGCGACCGACACGTACTTTTACGCTGCGAACGCGAGCGGCATCACGACCGTAACCGGGATCTCCGGCCTCATCGGACTGTGCTTTCAGGACGGCTACGGCATCGCCGTCGAGCGCCTGACACAAAAACTGTGGATCACGGGCCTCGACGACATGACCACGATCAACGGGCTCGACTTCACGACCGTCGATCGCAAGACCGACAGCGTCATCACCTGCGTCAGCGACCAGGGCGAGGTGTGGGTCGGCAAGCAGGACACGATCGAGGTCTTCGCCAACAGCGGGCAGGCTGCGTTTCCGTTCACGCGCGTCGGCATGCTCGAGTACGGCGTGGTGTCACCGGGCTCGATGGTCGGCGCCGGCGGCTCCGTGCTGTGGCTCGGCAACGACGCTGACGGGGCTACGCAGGTCTACCGCTCGTCGGGTTACCAGGCGACCAGCATCTCGACGCCAGCGATCGAGCGCCTGATCGAAGCGCAGGTGAGCCCGAACACGGCCGAGGCGTTCGTCTACTCGCAGGGCGGGCACACGCACTATGTGCTGTCGTTCTCTGAGATGACGCTCGTCTACAATATGACGACTGGCTCTTGGCGCGAGCGCTCATCCTTCGGAGAACTTCGTTGGCGCGGCCAGTGCCACATGTCTTCTGGGACTACGCACTACGTCGGCGACTTCGAGACGGGCGACGTGTACACGCTCAGCCTCGACACCTACGACGACAACGGCGACCCGATCCAGCGCACCATGATTTCGCCGCCTCTCTCCGATGAACCGAACGAGATCATCGTGCACGAGTTGTTCGTGGACATGGAGGCCGGCGTCGGTCTCACGAGCGGCGACGGTAGCGATCCGACTCTGCTGATGTCCTGGTCCGATGATGACGGCCGCACCTACTCGAACGAGCGAGAGATGAAGATGGGCGCGCTCGGCAAGTACCGGCACCGCGCCAAAGCTACGCGCCTCGGCAAATGCCTCAACCGCTCGTTCCGTTTCCGCACGAGCGACCCGGTCAAGATCGCCATCCTTCGGGCTCGGGCGCGCATCGAGGTCATCGGGCAATGAGGCTCGACATGCTCAGAGTCGAGCAGCCCGCGGTCCAGGGGCGAAGCGAGCCGCTCGATCGGGAGTGGTTCAGGTGGCTCCGCGATCTGCTCGCCGAGCTCAGTCGAATTTCCGCCAAGGCGTGGAACGCATCGACCTCCGAGGCGCTGCAGCTCCCGTCGATGACCACGGCCGAGCGCGATGACATCGATGCAGAGAACGGGATGGTCATCTACAACAACTCGACCGACGCTGTGCAGGCGTACGTCGCTGGATCGTGGGTGGATCTGTAATGGGCAAAAGCATCCTTGCCGGCCTGGACCCATTCGGCGACGTCTACGCGGCCGAGCAGCAGAAGAAAGCCCAGGATGAGGCGTTAGCCGCGCAACAGCAGGCGTCGGGGGACGCGCAGGCGTACTTCGGGCAGGCCACATCCGACAGCATCGCGGGTGTCGAGGGCGCGTCAGATCTGGCGCGCTACTACCTCGGGATGGGCGCGCAGGAGGCTGCGTCAGCTAATGCGCAGGGCTACAGTGCAGGGCTCAGGACGTACAGCGACGCCCTCGGCGCTTCTCTAGGCGAGCTTTCCGGCGGGTACGATCAGTCGAGATCTGACATCGGCGCCGGCTACGACCAGGGGCGCGGCGACATCATGTCGGGGTTCGGGCAGGGTCGATCTGACCTTGGCGCTGGATACCAGCAGGCCCGCGGTGCTGCCGGGCAGATGGCCGGGATGCAGTCGATTGGCGCTACTGACGCCTACGGCGGGTCGATGCTCAACCGGCCCGGAGGTCTATACGGCGGCTTCGAGCAGGACCCCGGCTATCAGTTCCGTCAGCAGCAGGGCGAACAGGCGATCAACCGCCAGGCGGCTGCTCAGGGTGGGCGCGGCGGTGGCGCCACGATGAAGGCACTCGCCGACTACAATCAAGGGCTTGCGTCGCAGGAGTTCGGCAACTACGCCGCGCGTCAGCAGTCCGCCGCCGGGCTCGAGTCAGGCTACCTCCAGAGCCAGGCCGGGCGCGCAGACCAGGCCGGGTTGGCAGCCCAGGGCTACAGGGCCGCCGGGTTAGGTCAGCTCGGGCAGTATGGAATGCAGTACGGCCAGGGCATGTCCGGCATGGGTGTTGGCCAGGGGCAGGCTCTAAGCGGCATGTCGACCCAGCAGGGGCAGCAGTTGGGCGCCATGGCGTACGGCTACGGCTCTCAGCGTTCCGGGATGCAGAATCAGTACGGCCAGGATGCCGCGGGGTTGTCCCAGCAGCACTACGGCGACAAAGCATCCCAGGCGATGTCTTACGCCAATCAGCAGGGCCAGATCGGGATCAACGCAGCCAACAATGAGGCGAATCTCAGAATCGGCCTCGGCACGAACAACCAACAGAACGCGAACTCCATGATGGGGGCCTACGCCAACTACGCCAACTACGGTGGCATGGAGGATCAGGCGCAGGCGAACTCCAACAAGGAATTCGCCGCAATGATGATGTCCATGTTCTCCGATCGCCGCCTCAAGTCCGACATCGGCCGTATCCGCGGCTCGCGCTACGAGCGCCTCGGCCTCAACGGCTACGGCTGGACATGGAACGACCACGCGAACCGCCTCGGCTACTTCGGCAAGGCCGAGGGAGTCATCGCTCAAGAAGTCGCCGAGAAGTACCCGCATGCAGTCGGCACCGACGTCGGCAGCGGGTGGATGTACGTCGACTACGACGAACTCGAGCAGATGCTCGCGAAGGCTGCGTAATGGGCGGCTACTACGCACTCCTCGCGCGTCAGCCCGACCTGCTCCAGGCGATGCAGGCCGGCGGGCTCACGAAGGCGCAGCGCGATCAGCGCGAGTTTCAGCAGCAGCAGCTAACGCGGCAGGACGACCAGTTCAAGTTCCAGCGTGAGCAGTATCTCGCGGAGCGCGAGGCGGACAGGGCTGCAGCCGAGAACAAGGCGAAAGAGGCCGGGGCGACGCAACTCGCGAATCGAGAGCGCTATTTCGCTCGGGCGTATGAGGCGAACCAGGGCAATCCGGAGATGCTCGCGCGGATCGACACTGCGGCACAGGCGCAAGGCGTGAAGGTCGATCGACCGATCAGTCTGAATCTATCGGGCGGTGAGACCTACACCGAGGGGCAGCCATCCGGGGACGAAATTGCGATGCAGCTCGAGGGGCGAGCATCCGGGCGGCTCGGGCCACCGAAGCCGGAGGAGATGCAGAAGCCCCCCACCACGGGCGACATCACGGAGTTCGAGAGGACCCACTCGGCTCTCCAGCGCGGCACCCCCACGTACGAGGTCGCCCTTACCGACTGGCTCACCGGGCAAAAGCAGAAATCCAGCCCAGGGGGCTTCAAGGGCTCGCCGACCGTTGTGCTTCGCGAGGAGTGGCAGGGTCAGCAGGTCTACAAGGACACGCAGCAGATCGCGGCGGCACTGTCGAAAGCGCAGTCGAGCTCGGCGACTCCGGCCGGCGATATGAGCCTCGTGTTCGCCTACATGAAGCTCCTCGATCCGAATTCGACGGTGCGTGAAGGCGAGTACGCGTCTGCCAAGGACGCGACCGGCGTCCCGGGTCAGGTCCTCAACATGTACAACGGCGCCCTCAAGGGACGCATCTTGAACGACGAGCAGCGCGCCAACTTCATGGGCGAGGCTGGACGTCTGTTTGGCGCCCAGAAGTCCCGCTACCAGTCAAAGGCCGAGCAGTATCGAAGGCTCGCGGCGAAAGCTGGCGCCGATCCTAATGACGTGGTTCTCCCCGACTCGTTCTCACGGCATGGCCAGGGTCCGTCCGACGCCGAGATCGACGCCTTGCTCGACGCAGGAGGTCCGTGATGCCGAACTACTACACGATGGCCAACGCCCAGTTACCGAACATGGGCGAGATTGCCGCTCGCATGAAGGCGAAGCGGGCCGCGAGAAAAGGCAGCGCTGGCGACACCCCGGCCGACGCCACCGGCGAACAGCGGTCTGTCATGCTCCCAGGCGAGGCGCCGATCCAGGCGCAGGGCGTGTCAGGACAGCAACCGGTCGGCGTAACGATCGGGGCGCCGCAGATGCAGCAGGCGCCGTCCCAGTCCTACCAGATGCAGCCCATGCAATTCCAGGTTCGTGGCCAGCCGCAACAGCAGCCCATCAACGCGCAGGCGAACATGGATCCACGCGCGGCCAGAGTCCGCGCGCTGATGTCGCAGGGGCTCTCCTACGAACAGGCGATGCAGAAGGTCCAGGCCGGTGGCTGATACGGCGCAATACGGAGGGCGACCGATCGACGAGACTCGGCCGATCATCCATAACGCGGACGGGTCTTTCTCGACCGAGCGCACGATTACCGTCGAGGCCGATGGGCGCCACTATGTGATCCCCACGATCGTAGGTGGAAAGCCCAGGACGCCAGACGAGGCCGTGGCGCTATGGCGAACAGGAAAGAACCAGCCCGTTGGCGTCTTCGCCAACGCGGACGAGGCCGAGAGTTATGCTGTAGCTCGCTCGAAGAGGATCGGTAACGTACGCGGGGACGAGGCCGGACAACAGGGGCCGGTGGCTGACGCGGCAACACAGGACCGCGCCGCCCAGCGCGAGGCGGTGCGCGCACTTGTCAATGCCGGGATCCCGCTTGAGGAGGCGGCCTCGCGCGTGCGGGCCAGGGTGGCGGCGCGAGCTCAGGCGCCGGCGGCGAAGGCTGGTGCTCCGGTCGAGCCGAAGATGGGCGTCTTCGAGGCTGCCGGGCTCGGCATCGGCAAGGGCGCGCTCCTTGGCGCCGACGAGGAGATCGGTGGCGCGCTCGAGTCCATCACGCCTGGGCGCTCGCCGGGGTTCCCTCCGGGGTACACGCTGACCAACGGTCGGCTCGTGAAGCCAGAGGACCAGCCGCCGCGGCCGTCTTATGTGGAGGCCAGGGACGCGCGAGTGGCCAAGAGCGAGAAGGCCCACGAGGACCAGCCCGTGGCCAACATCGCCGGCCAGGCCATCGGCACCATTGCCACGGCCCCGTTCGCGCCGGCAGCCTCGACGTGGAAGGGCGCCGTGGCAGTCGGCGCCGGGTACGGCGCGATCACGGGCGCCACGGACTCCAAGTCCGACCTGACCAAGGGAGAAGTCGGTGGCGTGCTCGCCGACTCAGCGATCGGCGCCGGTGTCGGCGCTGCGGCCGGAGTGGCCGGACACGCCGTCGCCCAGGGCGTCACGGCCGGCGTGCGGACCGTCAAAGCGGCTCTGCAGGAGTCGAAGCTGGCCACCTCTCTCACCAAGTACCTCGGTGAAGTAGCCGAGCGCGGCGGCAACCCCGAGATGCGACGCCAGGCCGCCGGCAAGCTGATGGAGGAAGCGATCAGTGCCTCCGGAGATGCCCAGATCCCGCTGGAGTCGTTCAAGCAGTACGCCGCGGACGTCATCGCCAGAGGCTCCAACCCCGCGGCTGGCGGCGCCAGCGCGCTGGAGAAGGAGTTCACCAAGGCGTCGCAGCAGCTTTTCAAGACCCGCAAGAACGGCATCACCATGCGCGAGATCCAGAACGCTCTGAGCACATGGAGCGAGAAGATGGCCGACGCGGGTGACGACGCCGGGGCGAGGCGTCTGGCGTCTGGAGCCCGCGAGGCGCTCATCAACGACCTGAATGCCGCTACCGAGAACCCGATGTTGGCGCGCGCCGCCGACCTGCTCGACGCGAGGTCGGACTACTTCAGGGCGATGCGCGACAAGGATTTGCAGACCATCGTCAAGAAGTCCATCGATGCCTCGAGCGAGGGTGGCGCTACGATCAGCCCGCAAAAATTCGCCTCGTTGAACACGGGCGAGCGCTGGGACGAGATCGTCAAAGCTTTCGGAAGCGACAAGGCCGGTCTCGAGGCTTGGAAATCAGGCGTTGAGGCCGCCCGAGCTCTCGTTCGCGCCGGGAAGGGCAAGAGCTGGCTCCCGGAGGTCATCACCAAGCTGTCGCCGCAAGCTACGAAGTCGTTCAATCAGATCGCGAACTACCGAAACATCTCAAAAATGTTCACTCAGCCGGAGATGAAAAGCGACTTCTTGCGCCTCATCTCGCCGGAGATGGGTGACAAGCCGCGCGAGGCTCTCGCGATCCTGACGCGGCTATCGGGCCGCTTGGCGAAAGAAGAATACAGCGCCGCGGTCGCCGCTCGTGACGAGAAGCCGACGCCCGCGTTCGCCTCGAAGGGGCTGCAGTAAATGGGCGTTCTCCGCGACGCAGGCTGGCAGCCGCTCGACAACACCGGCGCGATCATGTCCGGCGCCAAGGCGTACTGGTACAACACCGGCGCCTCGACGACACCAAAGAACACGTACAGCAACTACGGGCTGTCGAGTGCGAACGCGAACCCGGTTGTAGCCGACGCCTACGGCCGCTTCGGGGCGATCTTCGGCCTCGACGACGCCGGTTACCGTCTTGTACTCAAGACGTCCGCCGACGTCACCATCGGCACCTACGACGAGCAGTACGCGAAGTCTCTCGTGGTCGACGAGGAGACGCGGCGCACGTCGATCGTCACATCGCCGCGCGACTACGGTTGCGTCGGTGACGGGTCGACGAACGACGCCACCCACTTCGGCCAGGCCCTGGCTGCGGCTGTCGTTCTCGACGGCGAGGGTCTGACCTATAGGGTCGATTCATCGAGCAACGTGCGCAGCGGTATGACGCTTCGCAATATGACAGCCGATTTCTCAAACGCCTCGCTGCTCTATGGCCTTGGCGTCCCGGGGTCGGTTGGTTCTCCTGTAGCTGTATCGAGCGCGGTGACCGGCGGTCAGAGCATTACGCCGAACAGCGTATCTGGCCTGTCTGCGGGCGACCTGATCTTGCTCTATAGCACGGACACGCTCGCGACGAATCATGCCTACGCAGAGCTTTTCGTAATCGAGCAGATCTCCGGTGGGGACGTTTTGGTCAACGGAATCATCCTCGGCACCTATTCGACGAACGTCAATCTGCGAAAGGTTACCGACGTCGCCGACGTGGTGCTCGAGGACATGACCATCATCGCGCCGAATGGCGGGATCCCGCTGTTTCTCAGCTACGCCCGGCGCGTGAAGTGCCGGAACGTGAAGATCAAGAGCTCCGATGCAACCGAGTATGTAAGGGTAGACAATTGCTACGGTGTCGATATTGAAGGCTGCTCGCTGAGATCTGGCGACTCTGGCGAAGCGGGAGGAGTTGTTATCGGCGGGGCCTCCCGCGACATCACACTACGCGGATGCCGCATCGAGCGCGCCCTTGCCGCCATCACGGTTGGCGACAACTACGCCCAGTTAGATGGCATTGCACGGGATGTGCGTATCGCCGGTTGCGAGCTGGTGTGGTGCGGCGGCATCGTCGTCGCAGAGGGTGGTCGGTACGTCGAGATCGATGGTTGCAATCTGATGTGCGACGCATCGCCATCCGTTGCGTCGACACCAGCGATCCTTGTTGGCGGGGCAGATGTAGCGGTGCGCGGCAATTCGATCCGCAACCCGGAAGGTCCGGCGATCACGGTAACGCCGTTGCTGGATTGCGATTACATCAACATCACTGGGAATAGGATCATCGGCGGCGAGACGCACGCTGTCGTATTGTCCGACACGGCTTTTACGGTCCGCCACGTTGAGATATCACGCAATCTGATCCGCGGGAACGCCGGGGACTATGTTAGGTGCCTAGGGACTACCGTCACCGAGCTCTTCGTCGAAGGCAACGATCTCGCCGCCGCTACGGTGGGAACCAAGGCGATCAATCTAACGATGGCCGATGCCGCGGACCTAGTATCGGCATCGCGCAACAAGATCACATTCGGGGCTACCTCATTCACTCATGGAATCTACTATTCCGTGGGCAGCGGGACGACGGGTCGCGCCGCTTTCGACGGGAACATAATCGACGGGACATCGGCAGCAGCCACCATCACCGGAATTGGTGTTGTGAACGGCAGCGGGAACCTGGGGCAGATTGGCGTTTGCGACAACCGGATAACCGCTATCGTTACCGGGATCAACCAGGCAGCGTCGACTGCCGACGCACGCATCGACGGCAACACTGTGCGGGCTCGGGTTAATGTCACCGGTACCGGTATTGCGGGCGCGACGGGCGGGAGCATTTCGAACAACACGATCGGGCGTGTCGCTGGAGCGTCCGGTGTGTTCACCGGGATAAGTGCCACTGGCAGCTCCGGCATGCAGGTGCTCGGGAACAATGTCATAGCTTCACAGTCCGGCATCGTGGTCACCGGAAGCGGCGGTACCGACGACGGTGTTACCGTGTCCGGCAATGTCGTAACAATCACCCCGGAGGGCGGTGCGAATTGGTACGGGATCAGCCTCCCTGGATCCACTCTGCGCCGGGTGTCGGTTTCGGGTAATGTGGTTGTGTTCTCCTCCGGTGGAACCACGTGTCTCAACATTGGCACCGTGGACGGCATTTCGATCATCGGGAACACGTTCACCGGCGGATCAACCGGGATCGTCTTCGGAACGGTCACCGAGGCTATCCAGTCCGACAACGTGTTTTCTGGCAATACCGCGACGAGCGGCACCTACACCAACTCGTCGGTCAATACAGGGTACATCAACCTCGACATCACAACCGTCCGCCTTATCCCGGCCAATGTCATCCAGAACACCACCGAGGCCGGGGTGCCGGACGGAAACACCGCGCCGCTGATCGAGCGCATCAATGGAGCTACGGACAAGGCGCACCGACTGGTCTGGGCGGCGGCCGGGGTGGTTGAAATCGACTTCGCCCCGTTCGCGTACCCGCCTGATCTCGATGACGCGCAGAACCTCACCGTCAACCTATTGATCAGCAAAGACACCAACACCGACAGCGCGGCGGTGGTTGCCGTCTCCTACTTTGAAGGAATTGGCGACTCGAACGCCGGTGGCAATACGGCCGCCCTCGCGACCGCAGCGATCACCAAATATACGGTGACGATCGCCGCCAATGATGTCGGCGCGTACCCGACAATGGCCAAGGTCGGTCTGACGCCAGGAGCGCACAACAACGACGCGATCCGCCTGCATGCTGCGTGGATCGAATACGCCAGCAAGAAGCACACAGCCTAGGAGACATGATGAAGCTCAGCACCGCTACCGCCCTGTTTGCCGCGCTCCTCGCCCCGTCATTGGCCTTGTCCGCGCCAGCCCCATCCGCTGACACCGCCCAGGCAAACAACGCGCTGTCGGGTGTTGCTCTCAATGCCTCGGCCGGAACCCGCACGCTCACCGCGAGCTTCGACTACAAGGCCGGTGTGCCGGCGCCGTTCACCAAGTGGCGCGTTTCGGTGTTCTACACCTACTCGGCGGCAACGACGGTTACGGCGGTCTTCTCGTGCGCGCAGGACGGCACGAACTATGCGAGCCTGACGAGCCGGAGCATTGCGGCCGGTGCCTCGACGGTCTCGATCGTCACCGACACGTACACCACCAGCGGCGCGAGCGCAGACCTCATGCTCGAGTACGATATTCAGGGGTGCGCCAAGGCAAAGATCGTCTTCGGTGGGGCGTCCGCTGGCGCTGGTGACCTCATCACGGTCGACTGGGTTGCCGTGGTGGGTGGATAATATGCGAACCTGGCTCCTCGCCGCAGCTCTCGTCATGATCGGGTCCGCAGCGATCGCGACGGACAACTACGGCCTGATCGAATCCAAGCCCAACGGCGCTGCGTTCACGCAGAACGGTGACGTGACGTTCGGCGCCACCAACGGCCCGTTCATCGAGAACGCCGCGAGCTCCACAACTAACCCGACGCTCGTGCCGGACAAGGCGAGTCCGACCGCAGGCGTCGGTGGAACGAGCGGCGACGTGGACATCATCACGGCCGGCGTGTCCCGCATCAATGTGGACACGGCGGGCGCAGTAACCAACGCCACGAGCACTACGTTCAATGCGAACGTGGTGCTGATCAGCAACAGCGAGGCAAACTTCGGCACCGGCAGCCTCGCGAACATCGCCTACCGCACCGAGCAGACGCCGGATAGCTGGATTTTCGCCGTTCCGCCGGCCAGCAACGCGCTTCTCATCATGGAGAGCGCCGACCGCACGACCGACATGGGGCACGCGCAGCAGACGAACCCCACCGTGTATCTCCATAGCGCCGACGCGACCAATACGGCGCAGTGGGTGAGCCTAGTTCACAACCAGACGAACGCCGTAGTTTCCACCGGGGCCGGCGACCTCAGCGTTACCCCGGCCGGTCTCGATGTTCTGGTCACGGGCCGTATCTCATCGGTGCCGACCACGCTGATTTCCCTCGACGCCGCCACGGCCATTGCCATCACGCGCAATTTCCACAACGTCGATTGCGTCGGGGCCGAGACGATAACGACAGCCACGGGCGGCACGGCCGGGATGATTCTGACGCTGCTGTTCAACACGGATTCCGACGTCTGCACTCTTACAGACACCGCCGCGGCCACCGCCGACACGTTCAACCTGAGTGCGGCGTTTGCCTCGACGACTGGAGACACCATCACGTTCATCCATGACGGAACGAAGTGGTACGAGATTGGGCGGGCCGTAAACTAATGCGTCTCTCGTCGCTCACGCAAACCACGCTGCGGGCCTACTATCGCGTCAACATGATGGGGCCGGGCGAGCCGCTGCCGCAATGATGATTCTCGCGCTCGTGGCCGTGGTCGCCTCGGACAACTACGGCCTGGTCCAGGTAAATTCCCCGTATTTTACGGTCGGCATCGAGGCCACAGATGGAATTCTCGGGACGCGCACGTTTATGAAGTTGGGCAGCGCCGCGCACGGCGCCGTCTATGCGGCAGCGGACGGCGAGTCGGTTGACCTGGCCGGTACGTCGGTAAACTTGTGGCTGCGCGACACCCCTCCGCTTGTCGACGGGACGGCATTCCAGATCGAAGAAGAGGATGAAGCGCGGATTGCCACCATCGACTACGTCGGCGGGATCCCTGAATTTAACACAACCATGCCGTTCTATTTCCAAAACGGGATCATAGGCCAGGACGAGACGCCATCAACTACCTTCGCGCTCCGCGGCAAGCCGGTCATGCTCCAGACACCGACCGTCTCGACGGGGCAGCTCTTCGGCGTCGTCAACGGCATCGGCGGCGGGTCGGTGACGCCGCTCTCGTATGACATCGCGTCGGGGATCTACACGCTCTCGCTCGGCTCCGGTGTCTCGCTCAAGCTTCAAGCCGACACCTCGGTAGGGACGGGCGTCATCAAGGCCGGCGCCTCGAACGGTGCGGTCAGGTATGGCGGTGAGGCTGAGATCGGCATCGACACGACGGCGACCGCTACGACGTTCGTGGCGAGTGTAGCGAAGTCGATCACGACGAGCTCAAAGACGCTCGTTCACTCCTGGTACGGCAGCGGGCTCGATGCTGACTGGATCTCGCAGACGGCGACGTGCACGGCCGGCGTGGTCACGGTCGATGTCCAGTCGCCGTACATCGCCATCCAACCGAACAACGCGGCCTGCACGGTGACGTTTACGAAGACGACGGCGAACACGATCGGGAAGCCGATCCGCGGCGTGGTGGCGATGGTGACCAACTCTCCCGGCGCCGGAACCGTTAAGTTTGCCGGCCTCACGTACAGCCCGACGCTCTGCTCGACCACCGGCATTGTGCTCGGCGAGTCGATCACGATCGCCTACGACACGGTCCTGGATTCGTGGACCACGCAGGCTTGCGACTGATGTCCGACGCCGGCCGCAAAACCGACACCCCGCTACCCGGATCGCGCGCCAACGGCAAGCGCAACGCGCTCGGCATAGTCAGCGTGCTCGGAATCATCGGCGGGGCGATCACCGTCCTTGTCTATCTCGGCGTCCCGTCTCCGAGCGACGTGCTGACTAAGACGGCAGCCAAGTCGGTGACGGACAAGATCGAGTCCGATGTCGCCAGCGTCTCGGTGAAGCTCGAGGCGCATGCGGCGCAGGAGACTGCCCGCGTCGGCAAGCTGGAGACTGACACGGCAGTTCTCGGCGAGCAGGCACGATCGGTAGGGAAGGCGCTGGACCGTTTCGACCGGGTGATCGAGGCGCAGACCGCGAACATCGAGACGCTGATGCGGGCGGTGGAGGTTCCGGAACGGAGCATACGCAAGGCGCGCGCCCCAAGGGATGAGGACCGATGACAGACAGCAATGGCGCCGCCCACGCGTTGCAGCGGGTGGAGGAGCTCGAAGCCCGCGCCGCCGATCTGGAGGCGAAGACGCTCGCCGCGATCCGGGAGATGCGCGAGCTGATGGTCTCCCAGCTCATGGCGTTCGGCGGGGAGGTCACCCACCTGTCCGCCACCGTGGCCGATCTTGCGACCGAAGTGCGTGAACGACTGCCGGCACGAAGCCGGCGCAAAGGAGCATGACCATGGACAAGCTCAAGCAGCGCGAGTTGTGGATGAGCCTCGCCGGCATCGTCTCCACCGCGCTCGGGCCGAAGCTCGGCCTCAACGCGGAGCAGGTCTACACGATCGGGGCGATCGTCGTGGGCTACGCGCTCAGCCGGGCGCACCACAAGGCCGCCGAGGCGAAGGCGGGGCAGCCGTGAACCGCCTCACCTCTGGTCCGCTGAAATACTCCGAGGTGAAGGGGCTGCACCGGCTCGACTCCGACTGGTGGATCGACATCGACATCAAGGGTAGCGCCTTCCGCCTGCTGGGCTACGACGACCACGATGGGTCAGAGCTCGGCGAGGGTGGCCGGTTGTTCTGCCGGGCCGGCTACCTCTGGGATGGGAGCTCGGGCCCGACCGTTGACGGCGCCGCGGACCCGGTCCCGAGCTTGGTGCATGACACGCTCTACGAGGCCTTCAGGACGAGCCGCCTCGACGCGGCGCTCGCCCCCGTCGTGGACGCGCTCTACCGCGATCTCCTCATCGAGCGCGGGATGTCCCGCTTCCGCGCCTATGCCCGCTGGGCGGGTCTGCGTATGGT